AAATATGTGGCAATTGGTCAAAAAAAGAAAAAAATGTTAGATAGATAGTAATTTATTGTTCGATTTTTCGGTTTTCTCGCAATTTGGCTGCAAGAAAGTGTTGCAAATTGCTAAAAATCAGTTCCCGTTATCGTTAAGTGTTGAATCACCTTCATCTTCCTCAGTGATGTCACGACAGGCTGTGTAATAATCATTGAAGACAGCTTCTGCGTCAATTCGTTCACTTTCATCGAAACAGAAGTCTTCTTCCATCCTGATAAATGAGTCGACAACACGAGCCAACGTGAATAAGACTTCCTGCTTGGAAAACATGTGTTTTTGCTGTATTTCCATGAAGACACTTTCCAGTTCCTCAGCAGCTTCATTTGTTCTATCCTGGAGTTCAGAAAACTCCATTATCTCCTTTAGTGAATATGGTATTGCGGGTCTCATATCTATCCAAATTAAAAAGTATTAAGTGTATCTGGGAGCCAGTCTGTTTCTAATAAAAATCCTGTTTTGGCAATTGTAAACTCATAGCCGAATACAGAGCAGGCATGGCTCATATTATCGACAGTCGGGTTAAAGTATTCGCTTGTTTGTGATTCAGGGTATGTTTTGATATGAGCACTGAATTTGCTGATGAGTGATTTGACGCTATCCATTGAAGTTTCAGGCAGGCCCATGCTTTCTATGAAGAACATCTCCATATTGTCAACAGGCTTCTCATTCTCAATGTTATTCTCTTTCTCACAACTGGCAAAGCCTAATGTTAAGAGTAGGAAAATAGCAATGAAAGCGCTTTTAAGTGTCAATATCTGACGACAATTAGACTTTTTACCCATATCTTTGTAATTTCATGCAAAGGTAACGAATATTTTTCAAATAATAAGATTCTCAGCCAATTATTTATAAAACGCCTCCCAATGCAATGGGATAAACGTCGTGTTGCGGGAATTTTTCGCAGCCAATATACAGCGTATCGAAAGCATCCGTGCCGTCGGTACGGTGCTCCAGCAAGTCTTCTTCGGACTCTGGCTGCTTCTCCATAGACTTGTTCTTATGGAAGCCGTTGCGTCCCCTCTCTACCCCAGCGGATTGGATGGAAAGAATCAGATCATCATTATTCTGGCGGTTGAAGAACGGCATCAGGCGCTGCTTACCAGCAAAGCCCTGGTTGATAAGTAGGTACTTCTCATCGTGGCGCATCGGGTTGCCTAGGTACACATCCTGTACCTGCCATCCGTGGCGCTCAAACTCATGGATGACCACATAGTGGAAGTCCTGGTCATTGACGGCATAGTTCGAGCCAAGAGCCGTAGCGTCGTAGTAGAAAATCACCGTCTTGTTTTGATGATAAGCGTAGTACGCGCAGAAATCATCCACCAAGGCGGGGATTTTACGCTCAAACTTGACGTAGAAGGATTTGAGGACATTCAAGCGGTTGCCGCATGGCTGTCCGGCTACAATCCAGTTGATATTAGCATTGTAGTCCATGCCGATGCAGATAGGAGCCAGAGGGTTTACATCCTCGTCGGCTCTTGAATCGAGGCATCCGCCTATTGTGCTGAACTGCGACGCTGCCTTAATGTCGTAGTTCTGCTGGCTCGTTTCCTTTAGAATCTTGTCGTAACCCAGTTCATCGAGGTATGCAAAGTTAGAGGCATCATACTTGTGATGCTCCTGCATCGACGAGTAGAAACCGTCGTGTGTGATGCCGATACGCTGACAGAGAATCGAAGTCTGGAAGGTCTTTGGCGTCAAGTCTCGTTTCATTTGACGCAAGTACTCTTCGCCCAGAAGCTGAAGGTTCTCAATGGTGCTGTACTCCTTATAGTACACCGCCACTGAGCGCATCTTATTCAGCGACTGGTCCAGCCATTTCAAGTAGCCCTTTAGGTACTGAGGAATGGGTTGGTGCTGCTCTTTGAGACGTGCAATCCTTTCCTTTGTTTCCCAAATCTTGTAGATGGTGCCTTGAATTGTGGCAATCAATTCAGGATCCATTTTCTCCCGATAATGCAAGAACCAGGAACCTTTTTGTGTCTGGGGCATATCAGACAGAACCATCATAGCGTGGTTAAACGAATGATGGCCGAAATACGAGCGAATACCACCATTAGCAGGTAATGTCTCGTCCTTCAGCTTGTTATAGTCAATGAACTTGGCCTCGTCTATAAGAAGCCAGGATAAGGTCAGAGAGTTAGAAGAACCTGGGCGATCCTGACTGATGATGACCGCTATAGAGCCATTATAAAACGTGATGACATGTTCATAGTCAGCAGGCTCTGTAATAGGCTTAGCGAATGACTTTGGCGGCTTACGCCCAACCACATAGTGAACACCTCGGATATAGCCCCAGCGCTTCCAAGCTGCCAACAGTCCAGGAATGGTATTCGTAAGACCATGCTTGAACGTCGGAACCACGATACCCCCGGTACTTCCTGGCATTCGCTGCATGTTACGCAGCACGAATGGCGAGGCTATGGAGTCCGTCTTACCCGTACGACGGCCAGCGACAATGACTGTTGTCTTGGCTCCGATATACTGGGCCATCAACTGCGGTTTGTTGAAGTACACACGCTTCTCATGAAGCTTGGCTTCAGCATCCCAAATGGAAGTGTCTACTTTTGACATGGTTCAGGGTTCAAGGTTCATGGTTCAGGATTAATCTCTTCCTTTTTCTCATCAAAAATCTCCTCAAAGTTCATGTCGGCTTCCTCGTACTCGATATTCAGCGTATCAGGATTGCTGGCACCAAGCTCTTTGGTGAGCTTCTTAATACGCTCGTCGATATTAGGCACAGGATTGATACCAACCACACGTGGGTCGGTGGTTGGGAAAAACGGCTGAACTACAATCATGTGGTATGGAACAGCAGTTTCATCCTCCACATCGATGCGGTTATACTTAGCATACGAGGTAGCCGCTTTCTCCATCGTCTTCGTATCCTTACGCTTCTTGGCCATCTGGTACGTCTCGAGAATCATCTCGTTGTAGCGCCAGCGGTGATAGTCGCGTGAAGCCTCGCTCAGATTAGGCAGCAACGACTTCACAATCTTCAAGTCAGCGTAAGCCGTCACCTTGGAAATGCCGTACCGCTGCATGATTTCATCCACAAACTGTCGGTCTTTAGCGTCGCAGTTGGCAACACACCATGTCACCATGTCACGCAGGCGAAGAATGTGCTCAACCTGTGTGATGGCGTATTTACCCTCCAAATCCTCACGGGAGGTATAGAGGTCAGTTCGGGCGATATCTATGATGTTAGGAAGTGGCATTTTGCAAGATGAGAAATGAGAGATGAGAACTGAGAGTTGAGAACTGAGAGATAAGATTTACTCGTCATCCTCCATGTCCATAAGGTTTTTCTGGGCATTCTCCAGAGCAAGAGGACTACCAACGTAGGCCAACTGCATTTCCTGATGCAGCAGCTTCACCTTTGAAGCAGCCTTACCTCGATGGTAACACTTGCTCACTTCTGTAGATCGGTTAGCGATGTCTTCACGCAATCGTTCTGCAGGAATATCCAGAATCACAGCCATATCTGAGATTTTTAAGTAGATAGATGCGAATTGCTCTACTTGCTTAAGTATCTCTGGCTGATAAAGAATTTGAGGACTTTCAGACATATATAACCAGTTTACATTGTTGCATCGTTAACTCTTTGGCTGAACAAGTCATGCAGAGGTACAGAGTGATTCCTGATAAGATCCTCCATCTGTGCATGCAGCGTGTTGAATACGGCCTTGTCCGTGCAGATGAAAGCAGACTCGTGGCGGTTGCCTCGAGTCAGGTTCTGCGAGGTAATGACTGAGACTGTCTCGCCAGACTCAGCCTGTACCAGCAGAATTTTTGAGTGATTGTCCGTCAGATATGTACGTTCAATCACCTGTGTCATGAATGACCATAGCTTCAGCGTTTTGTTCGTGGCCTTATGGTCCAGAACCAGGTTGAACTCGCTGACTTTTCCGCTTTTCTCGATGAAGAACAGCCTGCGAAGGAACTCCTCAGAGATAGAGAATGAAGTCTGCCACACCTTGGCCGTGCCCACCTGCTCCAATATCCATTCAAGTAGGTCTGCCACCTGAACGGCATTGGATAGGTAGGCTTGTGAAGGGCACTCAGCGAGCGGCTTCACAACGTCGGCCATTGATGCGGTGCGCTTCATTTCGCTTTTGGCTTTTTGCTGTTAGCCTTTGGCTTTCTGCCAGCTGTCTTCTTAGGCTTCTCCTCAGCAGGTGCAGCTGTTTCAGTTGCCTCTACGGCATTCTCCACTACGGGAGATTCGGGCACCTCGGGATTATCCTGAGAAGTAGGTTCGGCATCCTCTTTGGGCGCTTCGCTGGGTGATGTTTCGTTTAATCCTTTAGAATTAATTGAAGAATCTTCGGTTTTATCAGACTTTTCCTCATCATCAGGCTCAGGGGCTTCAGCACCCTGACCAGCTGTAGTACCAGGTATGAAATGATCGTAGGCATCCCAGTTGGCATGCAGACGCTTATCAAGGGCGATAATCTCCTTCAGGAAAGGATAACGCTCGCTATCGGGACATGTAGCATTATCAAGGCTCAGCGTACGCAGGCGCAGATGCAGCTCACGCATACGATGAATCAAGTCCAGATTCTCTACATAGAGCGCCTGTATCTCAGCAGGTAGCGCGTCGTGGTCAGCACGTTTGCCAGCCTTAAACTCAGCAAACTCTTCAGATTTGCCAGAGCCAGAGTTTAATGATTCAGATATTGCAAAAGGCTTAATAACCTTTGCCACGATGTCCTCTACCTTATCTTGCATCTCCTGCACCTGTTTTTTAGTCAGCTGCTGGAGTCGGAAGTTAAGGTATTTCTGGAGCTGTCCCTTGATGAATTCCGCCTTACCTTTCGGGTTCACCGAAATGTTGCGGTACATAATCTTATTACCTGACAACTGGAGAAGCAGGATGGCACCCTCGTCCCAGTTCTTTTGGGCATCAGGTGTATTGATCCACGCTTGCAGCTGCTCGGTAAATTTCGGGTCTTGTTTCATAAATAATTAACTTAGAATTAACTTTAAAGTTTGTTGTTTATCCCACTGAGAAACAATAAGTTTTTATTATACGGTTCAAGTGCTCGTTGCATAGCTTGAAGCGTTTGCCCAGTGGTTACGAAGTCATCAAAGCAGATGATATTCTGCTCCTTCGGAACTATGTTCACATCGAAGATGGCGTTCACTCTTTGCTTACTCCTACAGCTACAAACATCCTCGTAAAACGGGATGTGAAGTTGGGCTGCAATCTGCTCAGATATACGTGTGGCGAAGTTCTTCACCAAATGGCGGCGCTTAGGTGTCGTGATGATGCACCAGTCACCTTTTGACAATGCCGGACCAATCACTTCAGAGATATACGATACCATCGTACAGGCAAAGAACGGCACCATAGAATCATCAGCCTTTATCTCGGTCAGTGTCCGTCCATAGACTGACTTCTGCCAGTATGATAGGAATAACAAGCCAGAACGACGTGTGAGCCTTGGGCGCGGTGTGAAGTCGCAACGCGCTTCCACCGTCTTATCCCATCCTTTACGCTTTTGTTCCGCGAACAAATCTTGTGGCTCATTTTTCTTTTGTATATCCTGCAAAGCAAGATGCGCACTCTCAATATCAGGGACTTCTATCTCTGATAGCAGGTCGCCCATGTCTATTGGAGTGCGCATAATAACTACTTATTGTATCTGTGAAGAATCACGCATAATATTAAATGTCGTCCTCCCACACTTCACCCTCGTTAAGGATTTCAATGGTGAACCATAAGATATCCTTGGGATCTGCTGTATTTCCATCTGGACACTTGACAAACGCAGATTGTTTGGGTGCCAAGTTCCCAGACCATGTGGCAGATGTTTTGTCGCTGGAGATTGTAAATGGTGCGAGCTGAGCTTTACCACTAGCATCGTAATATAGCAACTTCACATCGTGCATGTTTGTACCAGAAACCTTAATGGACTGCAAAGTACCATTAATAGGAGTGACACCGCCTTTACTTGGGGTATAGAGCTTATCTCCATTAAGGTACACATACCTGTTGTATGTTGCACCGTCTTCTGCGGTATAGACTACGCCGCCACCGCTTGTACTACCTCCGGTGCTGCCACCCGTGTTACCACCGGTATTACCGCCAGTGTTGCCGCCTGAGCTGGCAGCAGTAACGTTGATGGTGAACCAGTTAGCCTCCTGAGGCTCCTCAGCTGTACCATTCCAGCGTCTAACTTGGATTGTACCGGAAGCGATGTTTCCAGACCAAGAAGCAGAAGTCTTGCTAGAGTTGATGTTAGCCTCCGACTCGTCGCTGCCGTTCTTCACGAAGATGGCAAGCATGTTGCTACCAGTGAATGAGAGAGATCTCAGCGGACCAGTGATGCTCACGCTACCACCGGAAACATTCTTTGATGAGCCGTTAATCGTCACAGTGTTATTATACGATGCGGGAGTGCTGGTATTGCCGCCAGTGTTACCTCCAGTGCTGCCACCCGTGTTACCGCCAGTGGTGGAACCACCGTTATTGTTCTCGACGCTTGTACCACTTGTTGTACCGTCGTCCGTAACAATCCTACCAGAATAGAAAGGAGCTGGACATTCGTCCGATGCCTCCACATTGATGGTGGTACTGGCAGAACCTGCAGCACCCTGACCGAGATCCTGAGCAACAGTCGTCTTGGTCTGCCACTTGTCAGAACCTACGACACGGAAAGCACCCTTCATATCCTCTACAAGGAATACGTTGTCATTGTTGTTCAGATAGGCAGCAGCTGCAGAAGCCTCTGCACCTACAGACGGATGCACAGCCACCAGCTTGTTCAGCTGCGTCTGAGAAGGATATTCACCCTGAGCCTCCGAAGTCAGCTGAGACTTGTCGGGAATGATATCGATGAACTTCCACGAAGCGTCTGCACGCAGCGTGAAGTCACCCTGATAGGCAGAGCCAATCAATCGACCGTTGGCATCATGTGGCAGTGTGGGCCATTTCAGGATGTCATACTTGGAAATGTAATAGATGCGTCGTCTTACGCCAGGGAGTTCAGGACGTCCCTGACACCATGCAAGCGAACGCTGTAATGATGAACAATCAGGCATAATATGTTAAATTAAAAATGAAAAATTAAAAATGAAAAATGAATGATCATAGTTAAAATGGGAGCCAGAGCCTTCACAGGTACCGGCTCCCCAAACAAATCGACAAAATGAAAACAGAAGTAATCAAGAAACAGATTCTATAGTATTTAAGGTTCAGGAGTAGCTGCAGGAGTGCCCAGCTCAATGACCTTCAGGCGGCGCTTGTCAATCGACTCGAACTGCACACCGAAGAACATGGTGGCGATGTACGAGAGGATGAATGGCTCGTACTCCTTGACCATGACGTTCTCCATATCGCCCATCTGGTCGTAGCCAACCAGCATGTTCAGCTTGGGAGAAACGTGGATGAACTTCGAGTCAGCCTTATTGGCCAACGGGCACAGAATCAGTCTGCCGTCGCTGCCCTCTACAACCGTCTGGCTGTACTGGTTGTTGTAAGCAATGCCAGCATGAGTCAGCAGGTAAGCCTCGTTGTACTTGTCCGCGAAGTCCTGCGAGCAGTACATATAGCACGTCTGAGAGCGCAGACGGGGATCCAGCGAGAAGAGCACCTCCTTGGCGATGTCCACAGCGTTAGCAGTGGTCACGGCATCAGAAATTTTCAGGTAATTGCCTTCCTCCTTAGCAATCTTACCGTCTTTGATGTCGTTGGCGGTGATGGTGTCGAAACCATCGAACAGGTCGATGGTGGTGTCACCATTCGCATTGCGCTTACCAGCCCAGATAGCATTGTTCAGAGACTCTGACAGCGACTTGGCAATCAGCGCCAGCACATGCTTCGCTGTTGGTGTCTGCATCTGACCGTCGCCTTTGGTGTCGCCCATGGCACCCAGGAGCGTGCTCACAGCACTGTTAGGCTCGAAGTTGGCCACCACAGAACCGAAGTACGTCTCCAGCGTGCGGAAGTCAAGGTTCAGGTTGTAATCGGTACGACGTGAAGGCTTGTAGGGCGCGAACTGTGCGTTGCCGCTGAGCGCAGCCACGTTCTCCTTATAGCGGATGCCCGGACGGCCCGTCATAAACTTCAGTGTTTCCTCAATGCCAATGATAGGCAGCATGAGGAGGTCGCGGCGGTACTTGGTAGCCGCTTCCTGGTACTCTTGGAGAGTGAATGTTAGTTTACCCATTGAAAATTAAGAGTTAAGAATTAAGAGTTAAGAAATAGTGATTACGGCATCATGTCGAACAGTTTACGGGCGTTCGAGCGAGTTTGGAACAGCGCCTGCATGCCGGTAACGTCGTTCTGAGGTGTCTTGTTGGCATCGTCGACAATCTGCTTGGAAGTGTCGGCAGGCTTTTTCTTTAGCTCAGTGACCTCTGCCTGCAACTGCGTGTTGGCATCAGAGAGGGTCTGCTTGTCGGACTCCAGCTGCTGCTTCTCTGAAGCCAGCGTCTGCTTCTCTGTTTCCAGCTGAGACTTTGCTGACTCCAGCTGCTGTTTCTCTGTAGTCAGAGACTGTACCTGAGCATTCAGGTCGTTGATTTTCTGCTTGTCTGCCGCAATTGCAGACTCAATAGAATCCAGTTGAGCATCTTCAAGCGTAACCTTGCCATCATTACTGAGCAGATGCTCGCAAGCCAGGATGGCACAAATAGAAGTGAAGATTTTTTTCATTTGTGTTGGTTGTGAATTTAATGAGTTTGAAAGTTTGTTACCCTGTGTGTTGGTAAATAATGAAGTAAGAGCACCCATGAACTTAGCGAAAGCAGACTGTTCCTGTGCCGTCAGCTTCATCGTTGGCATATTAGGTACAGGAATACCAGCAGCAGACATCGCGCTGGCCATCGTGTCGGTGAGTACCGGAGCATCTTCGTCCTCGTAGTCAGTCAGCTCGTCCACGAAGCCCCAAGCCAGAGCCTCCTGTGCTGTGAGCCAGCCACCGGCCTTCATCAGGGTGAGCAGCTCTGCAGGTTCCTTCTTGCAGCGAGTGGCATACATCTGGGCGATGTTAGCGTCCAGTTTATCAAGGTCAGCCTTCTGGTGCTCTATGTTGTCAATGAGCGCCTGTAGGCCATCCGAATTAAGCTGTCCCCATTCAAAGAAGCCTACACTGCACTTATGGACCAGGTACATAGCCGACGAGTCCATAGTGATGTGTTTGGCACCGAGAGAAGCAATCGTTGCAGCAGAGGCGTTCATGCCCACAAAATGCACGTTGACGTTGCCGTGGCGCTTGAAGGCTGAGAAGATAGAGAGGGCTGTGTTCGAACGACCGCCAAGCGAGTCGATGAGCACATGGACTTCCTTATCCTTATTGTTATTGAGGATATAGTCCACATAGTCTGAGTCGAAGTCATAGCCTCCGACGAATCCCTTCAGATGAAGTTGGTAATTAGTTTTTGTGTTGGTTGTTGCCATAACGTGTTGGTTTATGGCGCAAAGGTAAATATATAAAAAAGGTGGTGAAAAGACGGAGGAGCCGCCTCTTTACCACCTTTTAGCCTTAAGGAGCAGGAAAATCAGACGCTACAAAGTGCCAGGGCTTTCTTCGCCGTGAAGGAAACCTCGTACTTTCTGACGGAAGGCTCACCATCCAGCTGACCTGTAGAGCGTGTGATTTTGACGGTCGGGAATGGCCGCTCCTTGGCACCAATTACATAGATGTCGCCATTAACAGCCTGGATGACGAAAGCCGGATGCTGGTCAACGGGCACGTCATCCAGCGTCATGAACGTCAGTTTGGCCTTTTCTATATAGCTATTATTATCGAATGACTGTTCCACCTCACAGAATGCTTCGCCCTTCATGGTAATGCTGATAGGCTGTTCTAAAAGTGAGACAGGAATACCGGCCACGGCACGATAGACCACATCATCGGGGAGATAGTCTCGAAGGATATACCAGACACGGGTAATTCCTGGGAGTGATAGACACTTGTTCATGTTGTTCTGCCTTTTCTACCTTTTCTGCCTTTTTCGAAAATCTTCAAAAACGGGCTTGAAGTCGTGATGATTTTTTTGAAATATTTGTGAGATAGTTCTTGCGAAGCCTCTGATAGATCTTCGCAATGGCATCCCAACAGGTTCCGTCCTCATGGATGCCACGCTGTTCCATGAAGAGGTAGATAAGGTCTTTCTGCTGTACTCCTACCTTACCAAAGTCGTGCAGGTAGTCCCAAACGTCCAGGTCGAAGTCATCCTTGATACGACCCAGTAATGCATTCTTGCCAGTCTCTGTAATATAATTATAAGTACGCGGGTCATGTGATTTGGAATATGGAATGTTGATGGCCACCTCTCCCTCACCTTGACGTGGAGGCAATATACCATGAGGCATCGGGATAGTAGCCCGCTGCAGCAGTTTGCTTTCAATGGAGCCACGAATCAGATTCACAGGATTGCTACCGCCATGACGGTGAATGAACCACTGGCGGAGATAGGATGGCATCTTCAGATATACGCAATATTCGCTCATTTTAGTGATACTTTATAAAATTTGTGCAAAGGTAATAAATATCAATGAATTATCTTCATTTTTGAATTACTTTTCTTTCATTTTTGACCAATTATTTATCCTGAATCAGAGATTATTCCTGAATTACGTCGACAAAGGTATGAAAAGCGGTGCATTTATGCTAAGACATGAATCGTGGCCATCATTAACAAAATGGCAACAATCGAGCAGAATGTGAGCATTATTTCGTACCTTTGCAGCCATGAAAATAAAGATACTGTTTCTACACGGATTCTTTGCCAGTGGCCAGTGCGTACCAGCCGTGGCATTAAGAGAGGCTCTTGAAGGCAAGGCAGATGTACTGGCACCAGACCTGCCTATGCATCCCAAGGAGGCCATCAACTTTATTCGTGACCTGATTGACAAGGAGCAACCCGATATGTTGGTGGGCAATAGCTGTGGTTCGTTCTATGCGCAGATGATTGCCCCAATCGTTGGACTGCCAGCATTGCTGGGTAATCCGCATTTCAAGATGACCGAATTCCTGAAGCCGAGAATTGGCGCCCATCAATATAAGTCACCAAGACAGGATGGCAACCAGGACTTCATCATCGACGAGCAACTGATTGCTGAGTTTGCAGAATTGGAGAATCACCAGTTTGATAACTACAATCCTGCGTATAAAGAACGAATTTGGGGAATCTTTGGCGAACAGGATACGCTGGCACACTTCGAACCCTTGTTCCTCCAGTATTATAGCCACTCGTATCACTTCCCTGGTGGCCATACGCCCACAGCTGAAGAAGTTCGCCAATACTATGTGCCGATAATTGAAAAGCTAATGAGGGAGTATGTTATCTGACAATCTTGGCCTTCTGCAGATTGTCGAAGTCGCTCCAGAAATCTGATGCTTCTGATTCGCTGAAACCTTCTGAGGAGAGCTCTTTTAGGATGGCATCCATCAGCTGAATCTTGGAGATATTCAAATCAGGGTCAACGTCGATGGGGAAAGTGAGAATGTCGCCCAAGGAACCAACATGAAGGTTGGTAATGGCAATCTGGCCATCAACCACCTTGACCTGAATATGCTTGCTGGAGCCATATTCCGGCTTTATCTCACTGAGCTTCTGATATAGCGCATTATCGCTATACTGCTC